AATTACATTGTTTTCAGTTATCTCAATGTAATTTCCTGCAAAGTATTCTGTGCCACCGTTATAAATTTCCCACCATTCGTCATTAACTCTTAAATACCCTGCCTCAACGCATTCATCTAACTGATTTATTACTTCGCCTGTTGGATTAGAACCTACGAATTTTACTCCTGAACTTGTAGTACACCATTCGGCAGGATAATATTTTCTGTGTATACGGTCATATAAACCACCATCTTCAGGATTGTTTGCGTTAATGACAGGAATCATATCATATGCAATAATACCTTTTTGATAAACCCTAAAACTGTATATCCTTGCATCACGATTTGTTTCTCTATAATCTGCTCGAACTTCCATTCCACCTGCCGTATTAGACATATTAGCGTGTAATATTGCAAGTGGTGTTAAAGAATCTTGATATATAAAACCTTCGGGAACTGCGATTTGTACAGAAACCTCCGTTCCATTAAAATAACACGTGCGTGTCGGTATGTCACATATAATTGTGCATTTTTGATTTATAGGCATTTGTGCATAACGTTGCAAATACCAAACATCATTACCATACCAAAATTCTGCTTTACCATTACTCTCAAACGCACTTGTAACAACTACTATGCGCCCATAAT